ACACAGCCCGGAAGCATTACACCACACCTTCAGACAGTCCGACAGAATGAGAACGAAAGCCGCCAATATATGCGGCTCTTTCTTTTGCGTTTACCGTGTCCGGGTTTATGTAAAATCTAATCTTGATTAAATGTATTTTGCGATGGGTTCGGGGTGTTGCTGGTGTTTCTGTTGGGTGTTGTCGGAGCTGGTGAAGCTGTCCGGGGTTTTCGGGGAGTTATCCCCCCGGGGGGATATACGACAGCCACCCACGGGGCGAGGGAGTGGCTTAAATTCCCCAAAATTATAAAAAGACCTTATTTAAGATAATTTCTTATCCTTTTTGTATTGACAATCCTCTCTCTTTGTGTTATAATAACACCATAAACCAACAAAAGGAGGACTAATCATGGTTAAGAACAATATTGAACTCGATGTAAAGGTGAAGTGCCTTGAAGCCGGAATGACCCAGCAACAGGTTGGAGAAGCTATCGGCACGACAGGTCAGTATGTCAACCGAGTTCTGAAAAAGACAGAGGGTATCGTGAACAAGACCTTTGTTCAGATGATGGAAGCTCTCGGATATGACATTGAGCTTACCTATGTGAAGCGTGAGAAGTAGTAAAAGTAGTTGAAAATCGGTTTTTGCGTAGACTTTTGCCTTATAGACCCCCTTCTAATGAAAGTTACCGCAAAATCAAGATTTGAACTACTTTAACTACTTCAAAATCGAGAAAAAGATTAAAAGATAACACGATTTGTGTTATAAGGAGGTGATTATCTCGTGAAGAAAGCGATTGGGTATGTCCGTGTGTCAACCGAGGAACAGTCGGGTGACGATAAATACGGTATAGAAATCCAAAAACAGGCTATTTTGTCCTATGCTCTCACCCATGACTACGAAATTGTCGAGTGGTGTGTCGATGTGATAAGCGGTGCAAAGGACAATCGCCCGGAACTCGACAGGATTCTCTACCAATCAGACCAGCTTCCGAACCATGACGCTGTGATTGTCTTTAAGAACGACAGAATGGCTCGTGATACAAAACTGTACTTCTACTATTTTTACACACTGGAAAAGAGGAACGTGTCGCTTCTCTCCACCGAGGAAAAGTTCAGCGAGGGAGACGATTTCGCAAACATCTACCGTTCTCTGCTAATGTTCGTTGCTGAACAGGAACGAAGAAATATCACTCTCCGTACTGGCAGAGGTCGTGTGAGCAAAGCCAAGTGTGGCGGCTACTCGGGCGGCAATAAGCCTTATGGGTATTATGTGGTAGATGGACTGCTTTTGATAAATCCCGAGGAGCGACCCATCGTGGAGCTGGTGTTCCATGAGTACGACAGGGGTACTTCTCTTACCGATATTGCAGAAATGCTCTATGAAAAGGGCTATCGCACTCGTAAGGGTAAGCGATTCCAAGTGTCTACTGTCCGAGGGATTGTTGCAAACAGAAAATTCTATCAAGGTATGTACAAATATGGAGATATGGACTGGGTACGAGGAGTACACAATCCTATCTTGACTGGAGGTGCAATATGAAAAAGATACTGTCGATTGTTCTTCTGCTCGTTCTCATGCTGACCGGGTGTAGTAGCGAGCCGGAACACACTCTCTCATTCGTTGAGGGTAAACGAGTAACAGTTGTCGAGCGAGATTGTGTCGCTGTGTTTACCCAGTACACGAACGGTAGCTCTGAAACAGCTATCCCGGCTGATTATCTGTCAGTTAAGGCTTTCCAAAATGGAGTTGAAATCCCATGTATCGTACCAACAGGCGAAAAGACCGAGGGGTATATCCAGTGTGACACCAGTGTACAAAGTGGTGTGACTGCTGATGTTGTATGGCTTTTTGAATTGGAAGACACTTCTCCTGTTTCGGTTGAGTTCTCTGACGGACAGACATTTGAGATTCAGCTTGTAGAGGAATAGCCTATGAGAGTTCCGAGAAGTTTTCTTGAGGGATTTATCATGTTCCTGTTGATGATTCCGATTGCAGTGTATTATCTCATTAAGTGGATTATCAAAGGAATAGCAACACTAATAATTATAATCAAGAATTGATGTTAAGTGGGTGCGTTATCGCACAGAGATTTAGGTCTCTGACGGTAACGCACTCTTTTTGTTTACTGGAGGTATTATGAAGCAATTACTCAAACAGATTTATACCGAGATTGAGAATAATCCCACAGGCACACGAGCCTATGAGGATTTATATTATATGAGCAAAGAAGCGATGAAGACCAATACTGCTCTCGGTGTAAAATACCTCAAGCTCCTGTCCGAAATGATTATGAATCGTATTCCGATTACGAAATCTGACAAGGACTTGAGATTTCTTTTTGGTCTTCATAAAAGGGTGTTACTCACAGCCGCACCCCATGATTTTGACTGCTACCTACTCTATGTCGAGTGGAACAGAGAACCCGACAAGAAGTTCTATCCCCCTCGAAGACCTGTGCTGAAACAGGTGGTGGACGCATTACAGGAGCTTGCTGACGATAAGCTGGACTTGCTGGCTGTCTCTCTCCCTCCGGGTAGCGGTAAGACCACTCTCGCTATTTTCTATCTGACATGGCTTGCCGGAAAAATCCCCAACGAGCCTATGCTCACTGGCTCTCACTCCAATGCTTTTATCCGAGGAGTGTATGACGAGTGCTTGCGTATTTTGGAAAAAGAGGGTGACTACCTGTGGCATGATGTTTTCCCCGAAATCAATGTGTCCAGTACCAATGCAAAGGATTGTCGTATCGACCTCGATAAGAGACAGCGTTTCGAGACCCTTGAGTTTACCTCTATCGGTACTGGTAATGCTGGTCTGTACCGAGCCGCTACTCTCCTGTACTGTGACGATTTGGTGTCGGGTATCGAGGTTGCATTGAGCAAAGAACGACTGGATAAACTGTGGGAGACCTACACCACTGACCTTCGACAGAGAAAAATCGGAGACCATTGTAAGGAACTCCACATCGCTACTCGCTGGTCGGTTCACGATGTAATCGGTAGACTTGAGCGAGAGTACATTGATAGTGACCGAGCGAAATTCATTGTCGTTCCGGCTCTCGATGAAAACGATGAATCGAATTTCGATTATGCCTATGGTGTCGGATTCTCCACTCGCTTCTACCATGAACAAAGGAACATCATGGACGATGTGAGCTGGAGGGCTTTGTACATGAACGAGCCTATTGAGCGAGAGGGTCTTGTCTACTCCTCTGACGAGCTTCGCAGATACTTTGAATTACCTTCAGATAACCCGGACGCTATTATCGGTATCTGTGATACAAAGGACAAGGGAGCTGACTATGCCTTTCTTCCTGTGGCTTATGTGTTCGGACAGGATTACTACATTGATGATTGTGTCTGTGATAATGGTCTCCCGAACATTGTGGACGCTCGATTGACTGAAATCCTTGTGCGAGACAAAGTGAAAGCCTGTCGCTTTGAATCTAACTCCGCTGGTAGGCGAGTTGCCGAGAAGATACAGGAAGAAGTCAAGAAAAAAGGCGGTATCACTCATATTACGACCAAGTTCACCACAGCCAATAAGGAGACAAAAATCATCGTCAACAGTGCGTGGGTCAAAGAGCATTGTCTGTTCAAGGACGCTTCTCTCTATCAGAAGAAGTCGGACTATGGAAAAATGATGGATATGCTCTGCTCCTACACTGTTGCTGGTAAGAACAAGCACGATGATGTTCCCGATGGTATGGCTATGCTGGCAGAGTTCGCACAGAGCTTGTCTGCTGGCAAGGTTGAGGTTTTCCAGCGTCCGTGGTAACAATATAAAGATTGACCTATCGCACTTTCTGTGGTGAAATACCATATTTTGTGTGTAAAACTATTGACAAACACAAGATATTGTGGTATAATACTATGTGAAAATGAATAGGTATATTTATGTGGGTGCATGATTGCACGAGGTTTTAGTCCTCGAAGCAGTTATGCACCCATTTTTATTTTGTTCAGAAAGGAGGGGCAACCGAGCGTGGCAAATCAAGTTGATACTACAAAGGTTTTGAGTGAAACTCGTTTAATGAGTGGTAGACGCACTATCAAGACGAGTGTTTCCAAAATCACAAAAGACAATGTACAGGAAGTGCTTTTCAAAGCTCTTGAGACACACAACCTAAACCGAAGCGAGATTGACTATCTCTATCGTTATTACAAGGGAGAACAGCCTATCCGTTATCGAGTTAAGGAAACACGCCCCGACATCTGTAACAAGATTGTAGAAAACCGAGCTAACGAGATTGTCTCTTTCAAGGTAGGTTATCTCTGTGGTGAACCTATCCAGTATGTCAGCAGAAATGGCAGTGAGGAAACTGTTAAGGCTATCAATGCTCTTAACGAGTTCATGTTCGCAGAGGATAAGGCGAGCCAAGACCAAGAGCTTGTTGAGTGGCAGATGATTTGTGGTACTTCCTATCGTCTCGTTCTTCCCGATAAGACAGGTGAACAGGACGAAGCACCTTTTGAACTGTACACTCTCGACCCGAGAGACACTTTCATCGTGTACTCTAACGAAATCGGTAACAAGCCGATGATGGCAGTTAAGTACAGCACCGATGAATATGAGAAAATCCGTTATTCCGTTTATACCGAGGATTCCTACTTCTTTATTGACGAGGGTGGTATCAACGAGGAGAAATCTAAACCTCACATTTTGGGTATGATTCCGATTTTTGAGTACCCGGCGAACAATGCCAAGCTGGGTGCGTTCGAGGTTGTTCTTCCTCTGTTGGACGCTATCAACAATATGGATAGTAACCGTATGGACGGTATCGAGCAGTTGGTACAGGCATTTATCAAGTTCATTAACTGTGAGATTTCCAAAGAGGAATACGAGGAGTTCTTGAAACTGGGTGCTATCAAGGTTAAGTCGGTGGACGGACAGAACGCCGATGTGGGTGTGGTAACGAGCGAACTCAATCAAACACAGTCGCAGACCTTGAAAGATGATATTTACAATGCTGTTCTGACAATCTGTGGTATGCCGAACCGAAATGGTAAGGCTTCCACTTCGGACACTGGTTCTGCTGTCATTATGCGTGATGGTTGGTCTGACGCAGAAGCCCGAGCAAAGGATAGCGAAAATGTCTTCAAGAAGTCCGAGAAGAAAATGCTCAAGCTGGTGCTTCGTATTTGTCGTGAGCTATCAGATGTGAAACTGTACCTCAAGGACATTGACATGAAGTTCACTCGTAGAAATTACGACAACATTCAGAGTAAGTCACAGGTGCTTGTCTCCATGCTGAATTGCGACAAGATTCACCCCCAGCTCGCTTTCCAACATTCGGGTATGTTTAGTGATTCCGAGGGTGCTTACAGCATGAGTATGAAGTATCACGAGGAGCAGAAACAGAAAGCCCTTGAGGAACAGCAAAAGCTGATGGAAAAGACTGACCCCGAGGACGATGATAACAAGAATATTTAAGCGGTAACGCTTTGATATAGGCAGAGAAGCCTTAAATCGCAAACGGTAGAGAAACCGAAAATCGCAAAATTAAGAAGTCAGAGAAGACATGAAAACGCAAGGAGGAGTTTTAGCATGAAAATTGATGTAACAAAGATTGAAGGGTACGCCGAAATGTCAGCAGAGGAAAAGCTCAAGGCTCTTGAGGAGTTCGATATGCCCGACCCGGATTATTCCGGCTATGTGAAGAAGGACTTGTACGACAAGACCGCTTCCGAACTGGCGGCGAAGAAGAAAGAGCTGAAGGACAAGCTCTCTGATGATGAAAGAGAAAAGCTCGAAAGAGACCAAAAGACACAGGAGTTACAGGATAACTACGACAAGCTGTTGAGAGAATCCAATATCTCCAAAGCTACTGCAAAATTTTTGTCACTGGGTTATGACGATAAGCTGGCGGCAGAAACAGCAGAAGCCTATGTCGATGGTGATACCGAGAAAGTCTTTGCTAATCAGCAGAAAGCACAGACAGCTTTCGAGAAGAAGATTCGTGCGGAAGCTCTCAAAGATACACCTTCCCCTACTGGTGATGGGGATAACAAGTCTATGACACTTGAAAAGCTCCGTAAAATGTCTCCACAGGAACGACATGAGTATTCTGTGAAGAATCCACAGGAGTATAAAGCACTCTACGGAGTGACCGAGTAATTTAAGGAGGAAAGAAACAATGGCACATAAGATTTATGATAATTTCTATCTCTCCAATGAGGTAGAAGACCAGTTTAACTCCCACTTGAACCTTCAGCAGTTCTGTACTGTTGATAACTCTCTCGTGGGTACTGCTGGTATGAAGCGTAAAATCAATGTTTACAAGGCTACCGATGGTACTGAAAAGCTGGCTATGGGCGAGGGTAACTCCAAGTCTATCGAGGTTAGCTATTCTGAACAGGAGTACGAAATTCTGCTCGCACAGAACAGATTTGAATACTACGATGAACAGGAAATGACTGACCCTATGCTCGTACCTGTCGGCACTCGTCACATGGGTACGGATATGTTCAACACTGTAAATGCAGACATTTTCGCAGAGTTCAACAAGACTACTGTTGCTCTTGCGGCTTCTGATTACGGTTTTGGCACTTTCGCTGACGCTGTGGCGAAACTGAACATTGAGGAAACTGACAACGACCCGGCACAGGTTGCTCCTCGTTGCTTTGGTTTCGTAAATGCGGCTGACATGGCAGAGATTCGTAAGGCTCTCAAGGACGAGTTGAAGTATGTTGAAGCCTTCGCTCGTACTGGTTATGTTGGCACTGTCGCTGGTGTGAACCTTTACACCAAGAAGGACGCTGTTTCCGGCACTATCATCGTTGCTACTCGTGAAGCTGTAACCATCTTCAACAAGAAGGGCGTTGAGATTGAACAGGAAAGAGACGCTGACACTCGTAAGAACAGCATTTGGTCTCGTAAGTATTACCTTGCGGCTCTCACTGACGAGACGAAGGCAGTTAAGATTACTGTTGCTGAAAGCGTGTAATTAAGAGGAGGATTTCGGTATGTTTGAAGTAGTAAGAGCGTTTAGAGACGCTAAAAACGATAACCACTTTTACAAGGTGGGTGACGAATACCCTGTTGCTGGTGCAAGCAAGCCCAGCAAGGCTCGTATCGAGGAGCTGGCAAAGGGTAAGAACAAGTACGGTAAGGTGTATATCAAGGAAGTTGAGGAGACTTCTGACGAGAACACCGAGGACACCACTACTGGTGACGATACTACCGATACCGAGTAATGCTGGAGGAGGTGGACAACATGACGAACGAGGAAAAAGTCAATGCTCTTAAAGCTATGGTTGGCAGTTCTGACAGTGACGAAGTGCTGTCTACCTATCTGTTGCTCGCTGGACAAAAGATTATCAACAGAGCCTATCCCTATGACACGACAGTTACCGAAGTTCCTGTTCAGTATCATACGCTCCAATGTGAAATTGCGGCATATATGCTGAACAAGCGAGGAGCTGAAGGTCAGACTTCTCATTCCGAGAATGGGATTTCTCGCTCTTACGAAAATGCAGATGTACCAGCGTCCATGCTCAAGGGAGTTACCCCTCATGTGGGGGTGATTCGATGAAGTGTATGGACAGAAACAAGACAAAGTTCTACTACTCGCTCTACGAAAGGAAAGAACCTATCGTAGACGAGTATGGAAATGAAACTGGGGAACACAATGTCATTCACGGAAACCCACAGGAGTTCACAGCGAACATTTCAGCCGCAAAGGGTGAAACCACCACAAGGCAGTTCGGAGAAAGTGAATCCTACGACAAGGTGATTGTCATGGACAATGACGCTCCGCTTATTGACGAATACTCTGTACTTTGGGTTGACACTATCCCGATTCTTGATGAAGACGGAGCTTTAGCGAGAAACGAGGAAGGAGCAATCCTTACTCCTTACGATTACATCGTGAAGAAAGTCGCAAAGAGCTTGAACAGTGTGTCGATTGCAATAAGCAAGGTGACGGTCAGTGGGTAAAAAGGTAATCACTTTCAGTCTATCCGCACATGACATTGATAGGGCTATTAAAGAACTGGCTGATTACAAACAAGAGATTCTGAAAAAGACAGAACTCCTCCGACAGAGAGTTGCTGACAGACTGGCAGATGAAGCCCGACAGGGATTCAATGGAGCTGTCGTGGACGATTTGGTAAAAGGAGGCACTCGCTACGGACAGGTCGATATTTCGATTGACGAGCGAGAAAATGTCACTGTGGTTATCGCAAGTGGCGAAGACGCTGTATGGATTGAGTTTGGTGCTGGTGTCTATCATAATGGCTCACCCGGCAGTTCCCCTCACCCTCATGGTGTGGAGCTGGGTATGACAATCGGTGGATTTGGCAAGGGAAATGGTAAGAAAGAAGTTTGGGGCTTCTATGAGGAAGGCGAATTAAAGCTGACACATGGTACTCCGGCGAAAATGCCAATGGCTCGTGCTGTCACCACCGTTTGTAATGAAATTTCAGAAATTGCGAGGGAGGTGTTTAGATGATTGATATTGAATCAGATGTTTTCAGTGTTGTTTCCGGGAAAGTCCGTGAGGAATACTCGAAAATTTATATGACTGGTGAATATGTCAAGTCTCCACCTTCATTCCCCTGTGCTTCTCTCGTAGAGGTAGACAATCAGATTTATCGAAACACGAGGACAACCGACTGTATCGAAAATCATGCACAGCTCATGTACGAAGTGAATGTGTACTCCAATAAGCAGACTGGCAAGAAAGCCGAGTGCAAAGCGATTCTCGCTTTGATTGATGGCGAAATGCAGAAGCTCGGATTTACACGCACGATGGCAGAGCCGATACCCAACGAAGAAGACGCAACCGTTTATAGAATGGTAGCTCGATACAGAGCTATCGTGTCGAAAGAAAAAGTAATTTACAGGAGGTAATAAATCATGGCTATTAGCACTTATAAGATTTTCCTTATGAAGAAAACCGATTCTACATGGGAGAAGCTGATTGACATTAAGGAGTTCCCGGATTTGGGCGGTGCTCCCGAAATGCTCGAAACCACTACTCTGTCTGACCGTATGCAGACCTACATTCCGGGTATTCAGTCTTTGGACGCTCTTGAGTTCAATGCAAACTATACCCTCGCTGACTACACCAAGCTCAAGGCTCTTGAGGGTGTTGAGAACGATTATGCTGTTTGGTTCGGCGGTACGGAAGCTGGCGATACTGTCACTCCTACTGGTGTTGATGGTAAGTTCAAGTTCAAGGGTCAGCTCTCTGCTTTCCCTGTCGGTGGCGGTGTGAACGAGGTTGTCGATATGACTGTTACTATCGCACCTTCTACTGCTATCAGTCTTGACGAGGAAGCGTAAGTAAAGAAAAGTGAAAATCAGACCAGTACCTTTGAGGAGGGCTGACCGTGATAGTCGGTGCTAAATTTAAGGAGGATAAAATATCATGGCTAAACAGTTGAAATTCACTTATAACGACAAGGATTACACCCTTGAGTTTACTCGCAGAACGGTGTCCGAAATGGAGAAGAAGGGCTTTATCGCCGCAGAGGTTGAGAACAAGCCTATGACTACTCTCCCGGCTCTCTTTGAGGGTGCTTTCCTCGCACATCATCGCTTCGAGAAGAAGGAAGTCATTGACGCTATCTTTGCGAAAATGACTAATAAGGACGAGCTTATCGGTAAGTTGGCAGAAATGTACAACGAGCCTATCATGGCACTGGTTGAAGAACCTACCGAAGCCGAGGGAAACGTGAGCTGGACAGCGAGTTGGTAAGTGATTCACTGTCCAATGATAAATCCGCTGACAAGGGGAGCGAGCGTGAGAATCGCTCTGCTTCCCCTTTTCCTTTTTCGGATATTTTTGAAAGCAAGTTCCCCTATTACTTATCAATAGGCATGACGGAAGAACAATATTGGGATAGAGATTGTTGTCTCGTAAAGTTCTACCGAGAAGCAGAGAATCTACGAAAAGAGCGTGTCAATCAAGAACTGTGGTTACAGGGAATGTATTTCTATGACGCTCTCGCAAGGATTTCTCCTATCCTTCGTGCTTTCGCCAAAAAGGGAACAAAGGCTCAACCTTATCCCGATGAACCTTATCCTATCAGCAAAAAGACAATGGATAATGTCAAACAGAGAAAGGAGAAAGCCAAAGCCAATAAGGGCTTACAGTATATGCAAGCCTTTATGGTTAAGAACAACAAACGATTTGAAACACAGAAAGGAAGTGAGTAAATGTCTACTACAATCGAAAGTCTTGAGTTACAAGTACAATCGAGTGCAAACTCGGCTGTTGGTGGTATAGACGCTCTTACCGCTTCTTTGTCAAAGCTCAAAAATGCAACAAAGGGCGGTGTGGGATTAACGAGCGTGGCTAACCAGCTTCGTAATCTCAATACCGCCCTTCAGTCTGTCGATAGTTCCTCGGCTGATAAAATCGACAAGCTGGCGAACAGTCTTAATAAGCTGAAATCTCTCGGTAGTATTAAGATTTCGTCCTCTATCGGTAATCAGCTCAAGAACATCGGTAGTGCCGCTTCTGCTTTGAACAGTGCCGATTTGTCGGGTATCGGTAGGCTGGCAACAGCTTTACAACCCCTTAACAATGTCGGTAAGGCTTCGGGTTTGCAGTCTGCAATTACACAGTTGAAGAAACTACCCGAACTGGCACAGACCCTTAATTCGATTAACTGGGCTACTCTCACCAGTCAGTTACAGCAGTTGGCAAATGCCCTCGCTCCACTGGCTAATCAGCTCAATACTGTTGCTTCGGCGTTCTCTGCTTTGCCTTCCAATATTAGGCGAGTAGTTACTGCTACAAACAGTATGACACAGGCGAACAATTCTGCTTCGACAAGCTACATGAACCTTTGGGCGAAAGCTCGTATGGCTTACAATGCGGTGCGTACAGGAGCAAGAATCATCGCTTCGTGGGTTACTGAATCCAACAGTTATATCGAGAATTTGAACCTGTTTACAGTTTCTATGGGTGAATATGCCGAAGAAGCACAGAAGTATGCTGAACAAGTCGCTGAAATCATGGGTATTGACCCGAGCGAGTGGATGCGTAATCAAGGTGTATTCAATACCATCATTACAGGTTTTGGTGTGGCAAGTGACAAGGCATATCTCATGTCCAAGAACTTGACACAGCTCGGTTACGATATTTCCTCGTTCTTCAATATCAGTTATGAAGACGCTATGCAGAAGTTGACCTCGGGTATCTCGGGTGAGCTTGAACCTCTCCGTAGATTAGGTTACGACCTCTCGGTGGCTCGTCTGCAACAGGAAGCATACGCACTCGGTATTGATAAGAGTGTAAGTTCCATGACACAGGCTGAAAAATCCCAGCTTCGTTACTATGCCATTATGACACAGGTAACATCGGCACAGGGAGATATGGCTCGTACTCTCAATGCTCCGGCTAACCAGCTTCGTATTTTACAGGCACAGGTTACGCAGTGTGCGAGAGCTTTGGGTAACATCTTTATCCCTGTACTCAATGCTGTATTGCCTTATGCTATCGCTCTTGCAAAGGTCATTCGTATTTTGGCTAATGCGATTGCGAGCCTGTTCGGATTCGCCCTACCCGAAGTTGATTACTCGGGATTGGGTTCTGCTGTCGGTGGTGCTGATGATTTAACCGATAGTCTCGGTAATGCTGGCGATGAAGCGAAGAAAGTCAAAAATGCCTTACTCGGTATTGACGAGCTGAATGTCCTCTCGAAAGACGATAGTTCTTCGGGTGGCGGTGTCGGTGGTGCTGGAGGTCTCGGTGATTTGGGTATCGAATTACCCGAGTATGACTTCCTCGGTGACGCTGTTTCCACAAAGGTTGATGAAATCGTACAGAAGATGAAGGAATGGCTCGGTCTCACCGAAGACATTGATTCGTGGAGTGAGTTCTTCCACACGAGATTAGGTCACATCTTGACTACGGTAGGTTCAATCGCTTTAGGTCTTGCCGCATGGAAGATTTCTAAAGGTGTCCTTGACGGACTGAAATATATAAACGATTTGAAGGTTCATGGTCTCACGAACCCTCTTACGATAGCAGTAGGTATCAGTCTATTGGTGACAGGTATCGCCCTTGAGTGGTCGGGTATCATCGACACTATTCTAAACGAGCTGGACGGAGAAAACTTCGCTCAAATCATTAGTGGTGGTGTACTCACTGCTGGTGGAGGTGCTTTTTTAGGTAAGGGTATCGCCACATGGATTACCACAGCATTTGCCGACAGTGCAGTTGCACAGGCTCTCGCCACAGCCGCTTCCAATTTGGGTCTCGGTTCTGCTGGTGCGGCTGGTGCGGCTCTCGGTGCTGGTGTCGCTGGTATTATCGCTGGTATTCCGGCATACATCACTGGTATTTATGACGCTATCAAGAATGGGCTTAACTGGCTCAATGGTCTGCTTATCCCGGCTGGCTCGACAGCGGCGGCGGCTGGTATCGGTGCTATCATCGGTGCTTGTGGCGGTCCGATAGGAGCTGGTATCGGTGCGTTGATTGGTCTTGCTGTTGGTCTCATTACTGACGGTATTATCTTAATCACGCAGAACTGGGAAGAAATTACTACATTCTTAAAGAATTTCTTTACAGTAACGATTCCGGGCATTTGGGATTCTTTCGTACAGTGGCTCAAGAATTTACCGCAGACGATTTCCCAGTGGTTTACGGATTTGTGGCAACCGATTAAGGACTTCGACTGGAATCAGTTTGGACACGACATTGGCTACAAAGTCGGTACTGCTGTGAAAAATATCTGTAATGCCTTTAAGACATTTTTCACTGAAACGCTCCCCGAAGTATGGGAAACAGTGAAGACCTCGTTTAAGACATTTTTCACAGAGACCCTACCGAAGTTCTTTACAGAGACAATTCCCGAGTTTTGGGAGACTGTAAAGACAAGTTTCGTGACATTCTTCACCGAAACACTCCCCGAAGCTCTGTCCAACATCGGTAACTGGTTCAAAGATGTAGGTCAGTCCATTTGGGACGGTATTAAGGAAGGCTGGGATACCGCAGTACAGGCAGTCAAGGATTTCATTACTGGATTCATTGATGGCTTCAAAGAAGCACTGGGTATCAATTCTCCGTCTACTGTTTTCAGAGACGAGATAGGTATTTTCTGTGGCGAAGGTCTCCTTGAGGGTCTGTTATCTCCGTTCAAGAAAATCGGTAAGTGGGTTAAGACTAACATCATCGACCCTATCGCAGACGCTATTGAGGACAATCCTATTTCCGATATAGTCGTGGGTATCAAAGATACTGCTTCTGATTGGTGGGATAAGGTCACAGGCTGGTGGGAAGATGTTACAAGCGGCGGTTTGTCTCTCGAAGCTGGTGTTGAGCTGGTAAAGAAGGGCTGGTCGAGCGTTAAGAATTGGATTGGAAACATACCTACCTTGAGCCAAGCTATCGCTCTTGCAAAACAGGGCTGGCAGTCGGTGAAGGACTGGATTGGTAACATTCCAATCGTACAGCAAGGTATTGAACTCGTTAAAAATGGCTGGCAGTCGGTTAAGGATTGGGTCGGCAATATACCAGTGCTTTCACAGGGTATCAGCTTAATCAAATCGGGCTGGCAGTCAGTTAAGGATTGGATAGGTAATATACCTACCCTGTCGCAAGCTATATCACTCATTAAGTCCGGCTGGACAACAGTAAAGAACTGGGTGGGTAACATTCCTACTCTGTCGCAAGCAATCAACCTCATTAGGAGTGGTTGGACTACTGTTAAGAGCTGGATTGGCAATATCCCGACACTCTCACAGGCGATTAACCTTATCAAGAGTGGCTGGACAACAGTAAAGAACTGGGTGGGTAACATTCCTACTCTGTCGCAAGGCATTTCTTTACTGAAATCCGGCTGGACTTCTGTTAAGAACTGGGTTGGTAGTATTCCAGTGATTTCACAGGGTATCTCGCTGTTAAAGAGTGGTTGGACTTCTGTTAAGAACTGGATTGGCTCGCTATCTGTAATCAGTCAAGGTATTTCTCTCTTTAAGAGTGGCTGGTCTTCACTGTCAAGCTGGATAGGAACAGCGTCTTCCGTAGGTATCTCGCTTTGGAAAAATGGTTGGTCTTCTATCTCAAGCTGGATTGGCACTTCGGTGTCCGTAGGTATCTCCCTGTTTAAGTCGGGCTGGTCTTCTATCAAGTCCTTCTTCGGTCTGTCCAGTGGTGGTTACAACACAGGTCATGGCTGGAAGATGTTTGAACAGGGTGGCTATATCAAGAATGGACAGAGTGAGTTTTGGAAGAACATTCCTATGTATGCCAATGGTACTGCTAATGCTGGTTTACATGGAAGTATGTTCGTAGCTGGCGAGAATGGAGCTGAAATGGTCGGTCATATCAACGGACAGACCGAGGTTCTGAATCGTTCGCAAATCGCTATGGCGATGAAGTCTGCTACTATCGCTGGTATGGCTCAATTCGTTGGGTACTGGCGAAGCATGGTAGGTCAAATGACTGTATGCTCCAATGCGATTATCCGAGCTGTTCTCGTAAGCTCTAATGCAAACAGACTGGCTTACGCTGGTGCTACTTCCTACGACCCGACAAATGCTTTGGCTATGACGGTGTACGAGGATTCCCAGCAAGGTTATGAGCATTATTCTGATGAATCTATGGCTCGTACCTTGAGAGAGTTCTATCACGAGTATGTCGAGCCTACACTCAAGGAAATCGCTACTGATACCAAGAGACAGGCAGACAAACAGGAAAAGACAGAAGTTCACATTGGTAATCGTGTTATCACTGAATCAGTGGAAACACAGCAAAAAGCTAATGGCTATAAGTTCACGAAGTAAGGAGGTGGTAACGAATGGCATATTTAGCGATAAATGGTTATGAGTTACCACCTTGTAAGCGTGGTGTAAATGTGGTCGTGACTACGATAGTAGATTCCGGGCGAGACGCTAACGGTACTGTCGTAGGTCAGAGAGTTGGACGAGACCAGTACAAAATTGATGGTCTTGAGTGGGCGTGGCTTACCGCCGCACAATGGGAAAGAATCTTGAGTATCTTGAGTAATTTCTTCGTCTATGTAACTTTCCATGACCCTGTAACCAAAAGCCAAAAGACCTTGAAGATGTACTGCGGAGACCGTACAGGTGAACCCTACTGGGTTGACGAGAACGGTTCTCCTACTCATTACAGAAATTGCAAGGTGAATCTCATTGACACAGGAGAGTAAAGGAGGGATTTCATGCAGAAGGTATCAAAAGAATACAAAGAAAGCATGAAATCCTCTCTCCGAGAGAGAGCTTTCATCATGCTTACATTTGGTCTTGTGAACCAAGAAGTACAGGCTAAAGCGAGCATTGACGATGGAGAGTTTACCTATTTCTCTAACAAGAGTAATGTTTTCGGTGAGCGTTCCGATAATACCGCCTATGCTACGCTGGAGGAAAATTTCACACGAGTTGATGGGTCGATGTTCTTTCTACCTCGCCCCGGTGGTGCTTTCTATGACACTGGTATTGTTTCAGACAAATTGCTCTCACAGGCATTATGCGAGCTGACAATCAGTTTGAACACCATCGCTACGGATTTCAAAGGTCTCACTATCAATTTTGGTGAGAATTATCCTGTGGATTTCGATATTGTCAGCAGTACAGGTCAGACAATCGAGTTCAGAGACAACGACAAATCAACATGGAGTACCGAGGAGGTACTTGAGAATACAACCTATGTCAAAATGGTGTTTTACACCATGAAGAATCCGCAGAGTAGACTTCGTATCTATTCGATTATGTTTGGCTACGGTTTGGTTTACTACAACGATTCAGTAATGAACTCCTCACTCGATAGTTATGTTTCTCCGATAGGAGCAGATGTACCACAGATTGATTTCTCTGTGACGCTCAAGAATTACGACCACTACTTTAATGTAGACAATCCGAGGTCGGCAATTAACTACCTTGAGACTGGACAGGAAATGGACATTATGTATGGTTATCAGCTTCCGGGGTCAGATAAGGTCGAGTGGATTCAAGGAAACCACCTACTCTGTTCCGAGTGGGAAAGTGACGATAATACAGCGACAATTCGTTGTCAAGACATTTTCCGTAACATGGACACAGAGTTTATCAAAGGCTTATATAGCTCTGCTGGTAAGAGTTATTTCGATTTGGCTATCGAGATTCTGAATGACGCTGGGATTAGTGATTATTACATTGACCCTCGTTTGAAGAAGCTCTACACCAAAAACCCTATGCCGAGGGTAAAACACAAAGAAGCACTACAAATTATCGCCAATGCCTGTCGCTGTGTACTGACACAGACAAGATTTGGAGCAATTCAGATTAAGTCTAACTTTATGCCGGACGCAAGCATTTCAAGTAATGGCGAGACCTCGTTCTCCAAAGTGGCGAATGTTCTGAATGAATCGGATAAGGACGAGTACGCAACACTGGCTGGGAATTATACCCCTGTCGATGGCTCGATGTTCTTTATCCCGAGAAGTGGTAGTGCCACTCTCAATACAGGATATGTGTCACAGGCTATTTCAAATGAGGATTGCACCTTCAGTACAAATCCTGTCGTAACTATCAAACTGGAAGCAATCAGAGCCTACTATGCTATGTCTCTTGTCTTCGGACAGGCTCTCCCAGCAGAGTTCATCATTCGTACCTACAATGGTGACGAACTGGTGAATGAATATACTATTGCTTCTGACGAGATAGAAAAAACCTCTGTCATTCATCGAGATTTTGACGATTGCGATGTGATGGAGATTGAGTTCACCAAGACAGCCGAGCCTTACAATCGCATTGTGCTGAATCGCTTTAGCTTGAGCGATGTTACAGATTTCACAATGACCCGAAGGGATATGACTTCTTCTCCGAAAGCTATCAAACAAGAGCTTGTCAAAGAGGTTATTGTTCCTTGTTACACCTACCAAGAGAACAATCGTGAAGAAAATCTTGTATGCGAAGATATAGAAGTCGTTGCCGGACAGGTTGAGACCTACTATATCCAAGACCCTTCCTATGGCTATACAGTCAAGTTGAATGAGGTCGAAGGACAGGCAGAGGTCATTGACTGGGGTAACTACTATGTCACTATCCAGTACAATGTTTCGGGTGAATATAGGCTCGAAGTACAGGGCTATCGTTATAAGATTGTTGAGCGATATGCGACAAAGGTTTTACACAACCGAGGAAAGACAATCAAATGGGAAAATCCTCTCATAAGCGATATGACGATGGCAACAGACCTCTCCGAGTGGCTGGCTGAATATTATTTGGCTGGTATCGAGTATGAGTACGACACCCGAGGTAATCCCGAGATTGATACTACCGATATTGTGTACCAAGAGAACGAGTTTTATGAGGGTATGAAAGTGAATGTTTACCGACACACTCTCAATTTCAAGCAAGCATTTTCGGGTAGAGTGACAGCTCGAAGGATTGGAGGTTAAGTATGGCGTGGACTACACCCAAAACAGATTGGTATGGTGCTGTGGACGCAAATGGTGTGTATAGCGGTGACAGGTTTAATGCGGAAGATTTCAACCGTATTAAAAACAACCTTCAGTGCTTGAGGGATTTAGCTGTCAAGATATACGAAGAATTTGACATTGATTCAGTGTGTGACGATAAGACTGTTACAGATTACTTCTATGCTGATGAAATCAACCAGCTTGAAGAAAATCTTAATACAATCAATAGTCACACAATGAACCTGTCCTATGGTACTACCCCTGTCTACATGGACAATGGAAATATTATGGATTTCACAGAATTAAATCGTTTGGAAGGTGCAACCCTCGACCTTTACGAGAAAATCAAAAACAGGATTGAGGGCAGACGAATGTTCCAGTGGAATTTCGGAATTAAAGGAGGATTTTGAAAATGGCATGGACAAATTTGCCTACTGATTATCAAGACGCTGTGTGGAATGGTAATCGTAAGTACAAGATGATTAACAATTCTGACGGTACAGTGTCCTTTGAAGATGTGACCGAGTACAGTCAGAAAGAAAATTCTTTCTTCGGTGCTGATGAAGCCAATGCTATGAACGCTGGTATGAATGAGCTGGCGGCAAACATGGAAAGTGTCGCTGAAAATGCTGAAACAGCTTCCACAGCGGCACAGACAGCAACGACCAAAGCAAGTGAAGCCGCTGATTCTGCTTCTTCGGCGGCAAGCTCCAAAAGTTCAGCCGCCAGTTCTGCTTCGACTGCTACCAGTAAAGCGTCAGCGGCGAGTTCTTCTGCTACTTCGGCGGCGAGTTCAGCTTCGGCGGCGGCTACCAGTGCAGGAGAAGCGGCGGCAAGTGCCGATGAAGCGAAGACCCTATTATACAGTGGGGCTGGTGCTCACAATGCTATTTATCGTGGTAAATATCTCGGAACTGCTGTCACTGATGAACAGTATGCCGCTATCTCTGCTGGTACATTCGATGATTTGTACATCGGTGACTACTGGACGATTGGTGGTGTGAACTGGCGAATTGCCGCTTTCGATTACTACTATAACTGTGGTGATACCCAGTGTAAAACTCACCATGCAGTTATCGTTCCCGACACCTGTTTGTACACAGCACAAATGAATACCACAAATGTCACCACTGGTGGTTATGTGGGTTCTGCTATGTACACTGCAAATCTTGAGAGTGCGAAGACCACCATCGGCTCTGCATTTAGCGGTCATGTTCTCTCCAAGAGAGTTTACCTCACCAATGCTATTACGAATGGTTATGCTTCTGCTGGTGCATGGTGCGACAGTGAAGTAGACCTTATGACCGAGAATATGGTCTATGGCTCTGCTATTTTCAGACCGCAGAACTCTTTGGGTTCTACTATCCCGAACAGTTATACAGTTGAGAAGTCGCAGTTACCTTTGTTCCAGCATGAACCGAGCAGAATTTGTAACAGAGCGACATGGTGGTTGAGAGACGTAGTTTCCGCTTCCTATTTCGCCTCTGTCTACCTCTACGGTTGTGCGTACTACTCCGGCGCCAGTACCTCTGTTGGCGTTCGCCCGGCTTTCTGTATATCTTAAAATCCGCACCCCCTTGTGGGGTGCGATGAAGGAGGTTTATTAGCTAAATGTCAGTATTAAAAGCAAATCGAAAAGCGTCACAGTTTGAAGTGTTC